TGGCTCAAAAGGTGAGGGCTGCCAAAGAACACGACATCTTGCGTCTTGCAATTCTTGACCTGCCGACGACAACATCCTGTCAAAAACTCGACCCCGATATTTGGTATCCTGAGCAAGGGCCAGCGCTCCCAATTACAGTCGAAGCCAAACGTCTTTGCGGAGTCTGTCACGTCCGAGTAGAGTGCTTGGCCTATGCCTTAGCAGCTAACGAACGTCACGGCATCTGGGGAGGGCTGAGCGCCGACGCTAGGAAAAAACTTAGAGCGACTTCTTTGTGATGATTGAGGTCAAGACAGATAGCAAAGCCGAGCCTAATGCAATGCTGAAGAAGCCTACCCAGTCAACTGCAAATAGCCCTACAGTGCCTCCACCTAAGAAGGCAAGTCCTGCCTGTGCGAAAGTTTTGACTGCTCGTTCTCCGGCACTGTTGATAAATTCTTTACTAAACATCTCCATTAGTCCAATCTTGATTGTTGTTTCTTCCGTCTTGCCACGATGCACTTACAGTGTACGCCGTCGTGATAATTGAGATAAGCGATACGCCGCCAGTTATCAAAGTCACTCCGACACCCCACTGGTCGACCAGGAACGTCAGTGAACCAAAGATAATCATTGCAAAGCCGAGACGGTAAGATCCAAAGATTAGCTTGCGACGGAACTTCCAGCTTGCACCCGTTGCAGACTCCGGCTCATCCTTAAGGAAGAACACACCGTCGAACATTTTTACAAGGGTCTTTTGCAACATTCGCAGACCTCTCGTACAGGCTTCTTTACATTAGCGAGAATTAGCTTGTATACATCAACCTTCTCAGACGTTACGCCGAACACGCCCTTGAGTGTTTTTGATGCTGTGACGTGGACGTGAGGCCCTGAACTAACCCCACTGTCTCCGAGCAGCCCTACAGTCTGACCTTTGCGTAGCTTCTGTCCAACTCGGTAGCCGGGCTTTGCATCCATATGGCAGTAACCCAAGAACCAGACAACGCCGTCTTTATCCATAGCGGTCTGAACTACAACCCAACCAAGAACCTCTGAGAACTGAATCAACCGAATTGTACCCTTGGCGATTGCAGGGATTCGTGTGCCTCTTGGTCTTGCCCAGTCTGTCCCAGAGTGCGGTTGCATACCGTTTGCTTTTCTAAAGTTGCTCATTTCGCCATAGTGCGAGGTTATGTATTTAGCGTCGTAGACCAAACGCCAATCGGCAGTGCGATCAGAAAAGCGTCTCACTTTAATTTCCTTGGCTTGTATTTCTTACCCACGAAGCACGCTCACTAACCCGACTGCCACTGCTCCCAGTGTTGCGCCGTAGACACCGTAGACAAGGCGAGCGATAAGCTCAACCTTTGCTAAACGAGTTTCCATATTCGCAACCTTTTCAGGGAGGTACTTCAATCCACGCAGCTCGGCAAACATCTCAATTTGGTTTTCATTAACTTCCATCAGCTTTTCATAAACCTGAAAGTTAGTAATGCGTACGGATGTGCCTTCTTCTGCCATTACTCTGTCACTTCAAACTGAGTTACTTCCCAGTCAATTATTTCTTCGTTCCACGAATACATTAGCCCGTCGTCTGGGTAAGGCACTGGTGCTTCCCATTGGCAAGTTTCCTCGACTAGCAACCAAGAAGCGTAGGGCTTAGGTGAGATAAAGGCGTCACGCTCTGCGTCGTAACTGAACCCTATGCCAGCGTAGTTCTTACGGATGTTACCGTTGTATGAGGTACGAACGCATACCTGACCACGATACTCACCGTAGTACTTCTCCCAGTTTCGGACGTTTCCGACGACTTCGTTTTCATTGCGACCAATTATAACCTCGGTAACGATGTTGTTATCGTCTAAAAAACTGTAATGTGCCATTGTGTAAGTCTACCTTTCCTAAGCGAAACTAATGTTGTCTGTTCCTGCTGTCAATGTTGTCACCTTGAATCCGTCAGCGGTTGCCGTTGAAGATGTTAGCCCTGCGCCGATTGTTAGTGCGTAGGTGTCTGGGTATTTGAGGATTACGATTCCTGAGCCACCTGAGCCAGCATTATTAGGGGTATTTGTAGCACCACCACCACCGCCACCAAGATTGACTACACCGTTGGCCGCAGTATTGCCTCCACCGCCATTACCGCCTGCGCCAAAGATGCCGCCGTCTCCTACACCACCACCACCACCTCCTGAATAGTATGTTGCAGTTCCGCTTAGAGAAGTCTCTAGACCTACTCCCCCATCACCACCGGCTGTACTAGTGCCATCAGAACCGTCTGCTCCTGCGCCACCACCGCCGCCTGAGCCGAAATTAGGATTGTTGTTGTTTGCCTGTCCGCCATCATTTCCTTGCCCTGCTGTGCCAGCTCCAACAGCGTATGGGGAGTGACCAGAACCACCACCTGAACCGCCGTCTTTACCGGATGCTATAGAGCTGACAATATTTGCACCGCCGCCGCCGCCGCCGTCTGATGTTATTGTCGCAAAGACAGAGTCGGCCCCGTTAGTTCCCTGAACGTCTGATGTTGCCCCTGCTCCACCCGCCCCAATCGTGACTGTGTAATCGGTTGAGCGTGTAGTTGAATAACCTGTGGCAGTTCTATAACCGCCACCGCCGCCACCGCCGCCTACGCCACCACCACCACCGCCACCACCTGCAATAACTAGATAGTCAACGGTTAGCGGAGGAGTATACCCAGCAAGCATAGAGTTATACCTAGCAAAGCTAACTAGCCCAGATGTAGAAAGTTTTGTGACCGCCATTAGCTATACCTTACGCAGTTATTTCAGAGCCGAAGATGTTGAAGCTCAAATCCTCGCTAGACCCCTGAACGGTTATCACGTCGGCAGCGTTTAGCGTTAGACCGAGTGTGATTGTGGTTGAGTCTGACGCACCTACAGTTACCGCCTTAGCAATGTAATGCAAGTTTGCCAAGGTTGCACCATTAGGTCTAATTGCGATGTCATAAGTCCTAGCCGTTGCCGAGCGGTTAGCCACAACGATTGTTGAGATAACTGCCTCGGTATCTGCTGGGACTGTGTAAAGGGTTGTGTCTGTCGTTGCAGCCGGAGCTACCTGTCCTAGAACCTTGTATGCGTTTGCCATTGTTTATGCTCCCATAAGTAAGAATGAAGTTTCGAATCCAGAGCTTCCGCCACCTGAAATTTGCGTAAACTCTGTCCCGTCGTAGACTTGCACCTCGGCGACGTCAATCAAGAAGGTCATCATCCCAGCGGTGGGTGAAGGCAGAGCGCTTGTTCTTGCCGTTTCATTTGCAAAGGTCATTACAACTTGATCGCCGACATATTCATTTAAATCGGCAGACGCAAGAACCTCTCCCGAAGACCAGACTTTCCTAGGCAATTATTTCTCCTTCTTAGAACGCCAAAGCGTTTCCACTGTCTAGCTTACCAAACACCTCGTCGTCAAGAACAAAGATTGAAAATGCTAGTGTAGAAAAGCCTAGCGACAAGACGTGGTTTACCGTATCAACCGAGTGGTCAATCTTTATTATTTCAGCGTACTTAGAAATTGCCGGAGCAATACCGTTCGGAGTAAACTTTATCTCAACAACATCATTAAGTTCTAGTGCAAGAACCTCGGCCTGCTGTTCGGCAGTCCTCTGGTCAAGGATAATATCTAAGGTGTTAAACCTGTATTCAGGTTGCGCATATTTGTTGGCGTAGAACTTAGACATTTCTACAAGCTGATTGTCGTCATTTACTAGCAGCCCAGTTTGGTTTAGTGAGAAGATTCCATAAGTCTGAATAGACTCTAAAGACCTAGCGATTGCCTGAGTAGAAGTTATGGATGAGGTTAGCGAGATTTCATTGTGAAGATTTTCGGAGCCGTATTCGACTGTTATCCCGGAGTACGGAATCCCCGTTCCATCGTCTGTCAGTTTGACACCATCCGAAGAACCCGGTGTCCGACGGTCACGAAACACGACAGTGCCAGCCTTAGAAATAAACAGTGAACCCGGTTCGGACTTTTCTATAGTTCTTAGGTAAGCCAAAGCGTTTGTGTTGTCGGGAATCGTGTCGGCTCCAAGTACCATTGCACCTGTTTCAATGTCTCTCTGACCAGCAGGCCAGCCAACCTCGTCTAGTGAAAGAATCGTCCTCATTCTTTCACCAGACGTTTGAACGTCGTTAGTGATGGAAGGTAGAAACTGAGTTGCAAAAGACGACGTTGCATCGGAGCAGGCAGCCCCAACAGTGCTGTCACCATTAGGCTCATAAAAAAGATTCCAGTCGTCAACCACACCAAAGAACTGGACTATGCCGCCAGAGCTAATTCTCACCTGTCTCTTAGGGATTATCTGCCCAAAGAATTGAGAGCCAGCAAACTCAGGGTCAAAGGTTCTATCGTTGTTGTTGAAAACAACGTTTGCAAGCCCTTGGTCAAACTGGTCTAGCTGTCTGTTCTTGCCTCGCTGGATTGAGATTGTTTTGACCTTGCTAGTTACGTCGTAGAAGAACGTTCCAGCCAGTGTGTATTCGGCATTGTCTAGCTTTCCTTTTACTAAACCGTCTAGCTCAAAAAACGGCCCTCGCCCTGTGTCAGTTAGGTCAAATCCAATTTCGACTAGAGGTGTAGGGACTGCCATTAGAGCGGACTCACAATAACTTGTCCGCCGCCTGTGACGTACTTAGCAACAGTGTTACCCAAAGACTTTCCAACCATCGCTAGAGACTGCGAGG